TACTTCTACATCTTGTAGTTCTAAGAAGTAAGAATTTTTAAGTTTTTGACCTGAGAGTATTTTACTGCTTATTCCTTCTACTTGAGGTGTTCTATAATTAATTTGAACATTTTTTAAATTAACTTTGGGAAAACCTGCTCCTTTAGACTTTGGAATGTTTACTTGATAGTAAAATTCTAGATCAGAGAGCGTACCTCCTGTTGTGTTTTCATAAACTAAACTTGTCCTATACTCATTAGGATACTGTCCTTGTTGTATCTGGTAGTTTAGACTACCGGTAACAACTCCGGTATTACTATTTCTAATAGAGGCTGTAACAAATGGAGTATCTGCTAAATTATAAGTACTTAGGTAAGTACTCCAGTATGAATCAAAATCTACAGTAAATTTAAACTGTAAGTTTTTTCCGTCTACAAGATCTGGTAGAGGTTGTGTAAAGGAAGCTGAGTAAGGTGCACTAGTAATATGGGTCAGAAAAATATCATTACCGTCAACTGTTATATTAGCTTTATATGCACCTCCTTCTACAGAAGAAGTAATTGCAGAAGAATCGTAAGAATCTATACTAAAGCCAGGGTATTGAAATACTACTTCACTTGCCTCTCTTAAATAAGGTACCATTCCTCCATTAGTAGTACTGGTTATCGGAACTGTCATAGCTTTTACAAAAGAGGAAGTAAACTCAGTTACCGTAGAAGGTACTTCCTGAAGCCATAGAGTTATTGCGTCAGGGTCAAAAGTACGTATAGTAGGAGTTGCTGTAAAAGATGCATCTACAAAATTTACAGAAGATAAAGAGTATAAATTAGAGCTATACTTTATACGGTAGTAGAGTCCGTTAGCTAGAGCCGCAGGAGTTATATCTCCGGGAGGACTTATAGAGTTACTGGTTTCGTTCTTAAAACTAACTGTAGTAGCTTGTGTACTTGCTCCAGTGCTAGATCTCTGTAGATTTCCGCTTGCTACAACTACGGAGCTAGAAACTATTTCTAGTAATACTTTAGAGCTTCCACCGGTATTTACATATGTATCAAGACTGTTTAAATTAGCAAACTCGGTACTTAAGTTTATAGCTAAGGTATCGCCAGAAGGAAGAGATTCATCAAAAATAAAGTACGCAGAACCGGAATCAGGTTGAGGAGAGTCGTAGTTAGGGCCTCCTGTAAGTCTAAAATCGCCAGTATAATCTACTACGTTTTCAACAGCTAGTTCTAACGAAAGCGGTCCTTCTAGACTTTGATCAGGAGATTCTATACTACTGCTTACGATATCCATATTTACTGTCGATTCGTAAGTTCGTAGGAGGCTGGAGTTTGATGTAAAGTCGTTTCTAGGTATGTATTTAAAACTAAATTGTTCAGGTTCTAATTTTCTAAAGGTATTCTTACTTGAAAGATCTCCATTTGAAATTTTTAATATACTTCCTGAAAACTCTCCGGTATAAGCTGCTTGATCGTGATTGTTCCGGGTAAGGGTTTGGTATCCTCCGGAGGGATTAGCGTATGTTTCAGTATAAGAGAACGAAGCAGAATCTATAGTTCCTAGCCCGGTACTACCGGATACAAAAGCTGTATCTATATCTCCGTCTATTGAGAAATTAGTAGTGTAAAATGAACCTGTATAATCTAAACCAGTAGAAGAATGTTTGAAAGGTTTTGCGCTTTGATTAGACCATTTAACCTCTGGTTGCTTTATCTTGCTTCTATTAAGTAGATGCGGCTTTATAATGATACCGGTATCGATGTTTGATCTTGCAGGAACAAAATCTTTAATAGTCCTAAAGATAGAATTGTCAAAGAACTTAATTAATCTTACAAAGTCAAATGCATTATAAACTCCTGCGTAGGTAGAGCCGGAAGTAAATACTGTTTCTGCTAAAGTATTTAAGCTAGAATAACTTCCTGAATAAGCATATCCTGGGTCTCCAATGTATGAGTCTAAATCAAAAGCTGACATTGACGGATGAGCTTTGATGTAAGCATCTAAATTATCAGCTGGAGAGAATCCTATCTCTACTGTGTGTAGGTCTGTACTGTAATCTTTTCCTTGATTGACAACAGAAGTATAGTTAGATAAAGTACTACCGGTTACAACAGCGTCGGTATTAGATACTCTTATTTTACCAAGAGAGCTTGTTACTTCAGCATTAGGACCGTAAAAAGGAGTAGTACTTGTATCAGCTCCACCAAAAGTCTTAATAGTAAGTACATCAGAGGGTATTCCAAAAGAATTAATTAACGCTCTTAAACCTCTTTCAGTACCTTTTGATTTAGTTAAGAGAGGTATGTTGTGGTACAGCCTCTTATATACTTCTTTCTGGTAAGAAGATTTAGGTATGGGCTGTAGATGATCACTTCCTGCAGAACCGGATAAACTACCAGATCCTTCTACAGCAACTATGAGTGATGATATTTGTTCGCTTCCAGAGTCGTAACTTTCTCCTGTAAATGCTGCAAATAAATTTTCTAATGCTTCATTATTATTATAGAGTTTAACTCCAAATCCTTCTACAGCTTCTCTTACTAAGTCTTTAGATATACCGAAATCAAGTCTGTTGTCAGCATCGTACTTATCTGTAACTGCTTTAGAATATATCCATAAGTTATCAAAATGCTGCCCTACCATATCTACGAATAAGCTGTAGGGGGCATTTGTTAAATCCTCTCTTATAAAGGATGGAATAGCGTTTACTAGCCTATCTTGATTTTGAGCATCATATAACGAAGCAGAGTCTATTTTATCTGAATACCAAGTTTGTACTTCGGTACTTCCTGTACCGTAAAGTCTAAAAGGACGAGTAGATGTACTTTTTGGCCAAGAACTAGAACCAGTTTCGTAGTAAAGAAATCTGTCGTAATGGTCAAAGTTATTTATTATACCGGCAACATTTTGTTCAATACTTCCGGTATACGTTGTTCTAGCGTCTATTTGATTTCTATAGGATTCTAATAAACTAGCTTTATAATAAAAATTCCGTATTCTTTCTTCGGCAGAAGAAAACTGTATAAAGTCTGAAAAGTCTGTATGGTCTATACTTATCTGAGCTCCTCTTTCATTAAAGAGTGAGTATACTTCGTAGTAAGAATTTGTTACAGGATAGCTGAAGAGTTCATTATAATTTAAGTATCCGGTAGGATTATTGTTCTCTTCGACTAGCTCTATATCGTAATTAGGACCTCTAAGGGCCTTTGCTGCGTCTTCAGCTGTACTAGATACTTCTGTTTCTACTTGATATAGAACACTATCTCCTACTAGTTCTTCAAGTAAAAACGTATCTTTAACTTGAATAGAAGGAGGTAGGGGTTCATAAAGCTTTATAATAACTGCTTGAGTATCTTTAAACGTAACTCTATCTAAATTGATACCGATAGGTAAGTTATTTCTGCCGAAGTTAAGTCTAAAGTCTTCAAAATAAGATGAGTCATTTAATCTGGCTTTAGCGTTATCTATAAACCCTACAAGTCTTCTAGTAGAAACGTCGTTTGTTAACGCTCTTATTTCTCTTCTATCTGGGGATATGCTTTCAATAAAGAGTTTAGGTTGAGCATTTTTTTCAGTTAGTAGGTTATTAACAAAGTTATAAAGAACATTTACGTCACCGTTTATATACCCGGCTTCTATAGAATCTTTTTGAGGATTGAGAGTAATGTCTTCAATAACTCCGTCTTTCCTGCTTCCTCCTCTTATGACGCTATAGTTTCTAGAGTCTATAATACTTGATAAAAATCTACCATCTAAGGCATAGAAAAAGACATCTAGTCTATTACCTGAAGGAGTAAAGGCTGTATCTAGCTCTAGTCTCTGTATAAGTGGAAGATCTTTTTCACTAAGCTTGGCAACAGATAGTAAACTTTCTGGTGTGCCTTTAGTAACTTTGTATTTAGTATTTAAAGCCATATTTTAATCGAAAATTGGGGTTCCAGTAGTAGAGGTATTACTAGAGGTTTCTGCCGAGCTATTGTACGTTTTAGTTTCTCTTCCTCCTCCACCTCCGGATTTCTTTTCATCTTCTTTTTCATTTTTAAAATCGGGTTCTTGCGGACGTCCAGAGGCGTCGGTATCACCGGTTTGTTTTTTATCTTCTTCTTCTTTTACTGGATCGAAAGGTAGGGGTTCTTCATCTGGTTTTAACACATTTATACGTACTTTAACAGGAGATGTAGTGGTGAGTCCTGAGGCTCCGCTTTTGGCTATATACGTAAAAGAATCTTCAACTACCGGTTGTACACCGGCGCCAGGAGTAAACCAGGCGTTGAGATCAATTTCACCAGAAGATCTTACTCCTATTCTAGGAACGTAAGTTACTATACCGTCAGCTGTTGCTGTTACTGTACCGTATTCTGGAGGAGCAACTATGCTTTCGAAAATGACGTCAAGACCTTCGTCATTTTCTATTACATTTATTAGATTTTTCTCTACAGTATAATTACTGTTAGGGTTGTCGGTATCTGAAACTTTAATTACTATTGCCAGCTCATCATCACCGGCTACTGGAGCTGATAGGTAGTCGTTTTTGATATTGACAAATACCTTACCGATAGCAGCTGCATTTCTTGAATTAAATATTTTGTATTCAAACACATCGGCATGTAGTCCACTTGGAGCAAGTTTATTCGGAGTATAGGTTATAATACCTACTTCAGGGTCAATAACTTCAACTATACCGTATTTAGGTTTAACAACAATAGAGTCAAATATTACAGGTTCGTTGGTATCTGGGTCTCGATCGTTGGCTAGGATATTTACTGTGCCTGGGTTTACGGTTCCGTCTTTATCTACAGAGGCATCTATTACGTCATCTTCTGTAATCGGTGGGTTATCAGTTCCTGCAGCAAGTCTTTCAATATTTACGAAGACAGTCCCTATATTTTCTACACCTTCTTCGTCTACAACTTTATACGTAAATTTATCTACTTTATTTCCGGCAGGTGCATCTCTATTTGGAGTATATCTCAATATTCCTTCTTTACTATTTGTAACAAATACAGTTCCAGAGAAAGGATCTTGATCTATGCCTAAGAACGTTACCGTCTTGTCTTCTGGTATATTATCGTTTTCAAATATAGAAACTTCTCTTGATTGAGGTTCTCCGGCAGCTGTAATAGATGTAGATATTGTGTCTTCTATTAGAACAAAAGATGGAGTTCCAGACCCGTCATCAAATGTTTCAGAAAACTCAGGTTGTTCCCCTAGGGCTGCTAAAAGTTCGCTAAATTGGGAGCTAAGTTCAGATGCTACACCACCGCCGGCTGCTTCTATTTGAAGATTTATATTTTCCTGTCTTGTTTGAAGCAGTTGATCCCTTAAGCTAGATATCTCGTCTAAAAGAGGTTGAATATCATCTGTAGTTCTTTGAAAACCTACTAATTCACTACTTTTTCGTACTAGAAATTCATGAGAGTTAGTATCACCGAAAACGGGTATGGTTAAAAAAAGGTTATCATATTGTGTGAAAAAATCTTCTACAGAGAAAATAGTACCCGGTTGAATACCAAACGTAGTAAACTCACGGCCCCCTACTACCCGGGAGAATTGATCTTTATTGTAAACGGTTTTTCTAAGATCAATCTTAGCCATTTCGTACTATCTTAAAGACGTTTCCATTATCAACAACAGTAGTACTGCCGTCAAGAGTTGTTTTAATTAAAATTCTATAATAACGCTCAGGTTGTAATCCGTCCATATATATGTCAAAATAAGGACCGGTACTGTCGCAGCTAATCTTAGTGTAGCTGGTGTCGAAATCTACTATCATCTCTTCTGTGTTTTCATCTCTTAATGCCCAGTATGATGTAGTAGGTAAAGCGTAATTAGTTAAATATACGGAAGAAGTTGTAAAAGTCCTAGTAGGGTAAGTAGGTTTAGCAAAAATTCTAAATCTCTGCTTACCTTCGTCTACGTATTCCCCTCTATTATTCTTAATGTTGATTTGACATTGGCTATTTGAAAGTACTGAAAGGCTACCTGTTGAGTAAGAGCTGTCATCCCATTTAAATTCTAAGGATGGCGGGTAAATGGTATTAGTGTCTACTCCGAAGTAACGTAGTTGTATAGACCGGGATACATTTGATTCTAAAGCGTTAGGGAGTTTAAGGATAAAGCCGTTATTGCTTAGGGATTCGCTATAAAAAAGCTCAGTGGCATTAGTTACGTTGATACTTAAGTCTAAATCGGCATTTAAAGCAAAGGACTGCACTGCTTCCAAATTAGTTCCAGCTGAACCTGTAAACCATGTACCCCCACCGGGTTGACCGGTGACAAAGGAACCTGTTATACCTGTACCGTATCCAGAAGTAGCCCATAAATTGATTTCTTCTGCTCCTCTATATAACCAACTAGTACCGCTTTTGTTTACCGGCAGGTCCCCAAACTTACCTACTCCGTTATCCCAAGTTGTAGAAACCGGGTAAGCGTAGACTGAATGAGATACTGGGAGTTCATTAGCTTCAGCTAGATATGCTCTAATGAAGGAAGTCCAAGAGTTAGCACCGATTTTATTATTAACTACATCTTGTATTTCAGAAGTTGCAAACTTTATAAGAGTTCTTTTTGTTCTCCCCGTACCAGAGATGTCCTCATATCCTGCTATTTCAAGAATTTCATCTTTTCCAGCATTACCTTTTGGGGTCTCACTGAAGATAAATGTATCGGATTCTGGAAAGATTCTATATATTGCCATTTTTATAAAGTTGTAATTCTACCTTGAATGTCAGCTGTTGGGTATTTTACTTCAAAGATACAAGGGTCTAGAGATGGGTATACAATATTACCTCTAGTTGCTCCCTCTACATCGTATGCATATTGAGAGTATGTTCTACCGTTAATAGTGCCTGTTTTATTTATAACTTTAATCTTCTGTACTGATTGAACTCCTTTAACTTTATCGAGCAATGTAAAGATTGGTGAAAAGTTAATTGGTTGGTTTATCGACCAATTTGATATATTAAAATATTCAATTAACCTATTAGTACAATTAAGTAATACGTCTCTTCCGATATAATTAGGGAGAGGTAAAATCTCAAATTGTACTCCTATGTTAATTACAAAGGCATCCTTAATATTGACAGAGTCAGTTATCATCACGTATTGTGACAAGTAATTCTTTAAATTACCCTTAAGAGACGTTGATGGAGCGGTTAGTTTACCTTCTATATCTTGACTAAGAGTATATAATGAGATAGCTAATGGATTGTTGTCTAAAGTATCTACATTACTTTCAGTGTTCGACAATTGGTCTTGTGTTGCGTATGCTTTTGCTATAGAGCCGAACCTAGGGGGTAAACTTAATGCCCGAATAGCATAATCCCGTAAGGATACCGTTCTACCTTGTTCGTTAAAAGCTCTAAGAGAGTTCTGTCTTAATTCTTCTACAGTATCACCGTCTCTACCGCCGTAAGCCGGTTTAGGGTTTGTTACTGTAAGATCGCCTACTGTAATACTTCCTCCGGTAACCAAAGTAGTTATACTATCTATTGTATTAGAGTCTTCATTAGAACTAACACCTCCTCCTTTTAAGTATCGAATAGTAAGTGTTGTTCCTGCAGAAGGTGCTAATCCATATGCTTGAGTAAATAAGAAGTTACTAGGATCAAATGCTATATCTAGTTTACTTACACCTTGAGCCGTTCCCATCCCGACGTTTGTTGGATCGGGTGTTATTTCTGTGTCTAGGTCTCCTGTTATACCGGATCCAAACTGTAAAATTAATTGTCCAGAAGAATTAAATCTAGTAACAAAACGTCTTGGTGTTCTAATTAACGATAGGTTGTTGGGAACTAGGCCTTTGTCGCTGGCTGCATTAGCGGATTCAGTAAAAATTGTATCTTGCCCTAAGAAAGGAACTTCATACCATATGTTACTATTCTCATCAGTTACGTCTAGTATGCCTATAATATCGGTATCGTCTATGGTTATAGTTGCAAATTTTTCTACTTTATCAAACGTCTGGGTTATTGTTTTGATTTCTGCAGAATATGCTTTTGCTTTTTTAGTAAGAATAAATTCAGAAGGTACTCCTCCACCATCAAATGATGTAATAGTTACTGCGGTTGTATCGTAAGAACTTGAAAAATTGAAGTCTACTGGTTTTTGTAGTACGAATTGCGTTCCATTTCCGGAGGATGCTTTGAAAACTGTATTTTCTTCTACTATAGCTTGTCCAATAGTAGGGTATGCTACGTTACCGGATCCGTCGTCTTCTACCGAAAGTGAAATATCAAGTTCTACTTCAGCAGCAGAGGTAACTCTAGGGCGGTACCCCATCATATAAGCCAAGTTATAAAGGTTACCCGGGTTTTTAGCGTGCTGGAGGAAAGTCTCTTGTAATTGAGTATCTTGGTAAAAGGAAAGTACGTCTCCAACGTAAGATGCCATTTCAATAAACATCATACCTGGTGAGGTAGGAGAAAAATCATTGTAAGTGTCAGGGAAATAATTTTTAGCAAACTCTATTAACTGACCTCTAAAGTCGCTAAATTCCCGGTTAATGTATTTTATATCTCTTTCTTGAGCCATTATTGTTCAATGTTTATTAAAATCTCATCTGCTATATCTGTTTCCGATACTCTATACTTTAGATAAAATTCAATAGAATTAGTATCCGGTTCGCTAACAATATCTAATCCGAGAATTACTATTCTAGGAAAATATACATTTATTGTATTAGTAATATCTGCTTTTGCTGTTCTTAGAAGTCCTTCGGTAATATTTTCAAAAAGATAGCTTCTTAAACCAGTTCCTAAAAAAGGATTTAAAAACCTCTCGCCTGTTCCTGTAAGGAGTAAGTTAAGTAAGTTTGCTTTAATTGCGTCTTTAGATTGATAGGTGGAATTAAAAACTGCTTTTCCAGAAAATGGTAAAGAGACCCCAATAGCCTTTCTAGGCTGTAAGTCTAATGGATCTATTCTCTTTACGTTAAAAGCCATTACATACCTACTCTAAATTTATCTTTTTCTATCGACTTATTATATACTGCTGCTGCATTTTTTACAAAGCTCAATTGACTGATATCTATCCCGGGCTGTGGACCGGATGGGGCAGACATAGGTACTGAGTTTGAGGTAAAGTTCATTTGCTCCATTCCTGGTTGTACTTGACTTCCTACTATGTTTTTAAAATCATCTCTAGTCATAGACTGTTGAGTCATGTTAAGCATTTCCATAATAGGATCTCCTTTAGCTTCAAATTTAGGTTTTTGAACCTTAGGAGCAGGAGCTTCTACAACAGTTTCAGGCTTTGAAGCAGATAATACAGCTTCAGTTAAAATTTCTTTTATTTCTTCTCTAACTGCTTCTCTTACAGCTTCTTTAATAATATTTTTTAATTGATCTACTTTCATATTAATAAATATGGTTTACTTAAACTTGTGAATTATCTATTCTAAATTTAACTTGACGCTTTAGAACATCTACGGATGAACTAAAAGATGCGTCGCTTTCAAATTTCTTTATACCGTCAGGATTCTCTGCAATAGCTTGTCTTCTTGGTGCTCTTGTAAAATCAGAAGGTACTTGTATTATTCGTATACCGTAAACTGTCCCATCTGGACCAGTGTAAAGCTCAACTCCGCTATCATCTGATAGTTGTTCTTTTAAATTATCCTCTCCTTCCAAATTAGTACCAAGCAGGTTGTTGAAATCTCGGATACATTGTGCAGCTTCAGCTGGGGTTCCGGTAGCAATTATAGAGATGCACTCAGCTGGTAATTCTATACCGGCTTGATCTGCTAAACCGCAAAATTGTAAAATAATATCTACTCTAGAGCTTAAATCGCCAGCTTGTTTTAAGAGTTCGTTTAAACTACTTGCTTGAGTAAGAAGGCTTTCTATAGATGTGGCACTTGTATTGAGTTGAGTACCAAACTCTTTTACTAGGTGAAGTACATCGGAGAAAGTTGAAGTAACTCCAGCTGTTAATGCTAGCCCGGGAATAGGTAGAGCTTTTAGAATAGGAACAACAGTTAGTATTGCTTGTGAGCCGGTTTTTAAAGGAGGTATTAACTTACTTATTCTATTTAATCTTTCGGCTATGTTAGCAGATAATTCCTTTATTGAATTAAGTTTATTAGTAATACTTTCAAGTTCTTGTGCGGATGGACAACCATCTTTAAGATCTTCTGTAATAGAAGCTAGGGTGCTCTGTACTCTGCCTTGAAATTCTCCTTTCAGTTTTCCTATCTGACGTGCTATCGAGGACTCTAATCCGGTTTCTGGAATATTAACGTATGGCATTATTCTACAAATACTTTTTTAGACTTTAGAGATTCTAAAGACGAAGTTAATGTTTGCAACTTAGGGAGTATCTCTGATGAGGCTGCTACTAATTGAGTTGAGGCTAGAGTTGGAGTAGTAGCAAGTTGATGGGATCTAGCCATAGCAGTAAGTGCGTTAAGTATATCTGTAAGAAGTTTAACCGTAACATTCCCTCTCAGTACGGGTTCATCTGCAGAAGCTCCGAGATAGACAGCAGGACTATCGATGGACGTATAGCCTGTACCGTCTAAATTAATTGATGAACCTACTAATCCTACAGAGTTTGAAGAGTTTAAAAATATACTATCTTCTTTTGAATGTAGTACTAATCTGCCGCTATCTAGGATTATTTGATTGCCTTTGAAGGTATTAAGGGAGGTAGGAACTGAATCCCTGTATGTATCGGTTTTCTCTACTGAGGGGTTAATGTTAATACTGTGGTTAGCTGCTAGATATATAGAAGCTTTATCTGTGTTAATGTCTTCAACGTAGCTAGTAAAGGTATCGGCTTCCTCATTTTGTCCCACCCTTAGAATTGTAAGAGGTTGCCCGTTGTTTTCATCATCTGTAAAAGGATTTTTAGGATGTTTATACCCTGTAAACCTTAAACTTTGTCCTAACCTACCTTCTAAATAGTAGTCTCCTGGGAATGGCTGAAGAGTAGCAATGTCTTCTCTCTCGATTACGTCTTTCCCTAGAGTAGCTTCTGTCTTGTCTCTAGATACGTCAGGGAGTGCGTTATGGTGAGCGTTATTCCATAGGTTTAGAGGTCTTATATAATAGTCTCTAGTACTGTAAGAGGTTTCGTTAACTGAGTTCGATGGTTCGTTTACGATTTCTACTATTTCGTCTATTAGAGGTATTCTCTTAAGTACCGATTCTCCACAATAAGCAAATGGAAAGCTGCTAGGATCTTCTTCGTCTTGGTTACTTGTAAGTACTTTATATCTAATCCCGTTTATAGCTTCTAGTTTACCGTACTCTTCATAATCCCTGTGTGAATCGTCGAGAACTATATCAATAACTCTAGCAAAAACTCTTTCTCGAGTTGCAGCAACAGGTACGTTGCCGGAATTGAAAAAACTAGAAGCATTAGCTAGGTTGGGATTATAAGCCATCCTCTTCCTCTTCTTCGTCCATTTCTTTTTGGACAGATTCTATTTTTTCTTCAATATCGTCGCTCTCTTCAAGAAGTGCTTGTAATTCTGCTGAATCAAACCAGTCGGAGTCTCCGGTTCCTTTCTGCATAGAGGTTTCAAGTCTTTGAACTATGGTAGCTATCTTAACTAACTGATCGTCATTTTTAACTCCTATTTCAAGATATTCTTTGATCATGGGTACTACAAGAGTGGCGTCACCTACATCTTCAATCAAAGGTTTTAATTCTGATATAAGAGTAGAGATTTGCTTGTCTTTCTTACGGGAGTTATCGTATATCTCAGAAAAGAGGTCGGATAGAGACTTACCTTTAAATATTTCAGTTTCGAATCCCATGGTTTTTACTTATAAATATAACAGGGATATATATTTTATCTATAGACTAGACCTATGTCGTCTCTTTCCTCGTAAAGTTCATAGAATCTATCCTTAAGAGTTTTAATTACTCTGGTAAGGTGAGGAGTCTTGCAGTCGGTCATTTCTCTAATATATATGTAAAGGGCTTTCTTTTTAAAGATTTCTAAATCCTTACGGGTAGAAAATACCGTCAGTATTGCATCAGCGATTTGCTTATCTTGATCTTTGTAAAAAAGTTCGTCTAATTCTTCGTACATAGCTTGAATAAAGAAGTCAAAAAATTCCGATAGAGATAGAGCATCTTCATGTATTATTTCATCAGGAGATTCTACATCTTGTTCGTATTCTTCGAAGGTACCCTTTCTCTTGAGTTTTTTATAGTTTTTATTATTGTAGTTAATTAACCACCGTTTTACTATTGTACCAAAATAAGAATAAGATTTAGCTCCTTTAGTAGGATCGAACTTGTGTATCTTTTCCTCGATCATTAAAGCAATAATCTTGTGCTTTAAGTCTTCCACATCATCTACATCTGTATAGTAGAACTTAAAGGTGTGTATAATGTTTTCAGATAGCTTGTAAAAGGGGTAATGTAAATGACGTTCAAATATTTTAGCTTTTTCGTTTTGATCGTCTGTATTATTGTATGCAACTATATAGTCATCGACCTCTCTTGGCCAGTATTGGTTATTGCTTTTCTTTCTCGGCATTATCTACTTCCTGAGCATATCGGTTAAGGTTTTGTTGGATAACCTTTATTGCTTCAAAGAAAGTACCTACTTCGTCGTCTGCTTGAAAAATACCTCTTTCGTCTAACATGTTTATATGTTCTTTACCTTTGGAGATAGTAGTAGCTATATCTTGTAAATATCTTGTTTGAATTTCGACTGCATCTTCATATGCTTCTACTTTTCTAAGTAAATTATATATTCCATAAAAACTTAGAACTAAACATATAAATAGTGATCCTGCAATTAATTCTAACATAGTTTAAAGATTTTTAATTATATTAGTAAGGTCTTTAGAACCTTTCAAAGTTTTTGTACCTTTAGAAGTTTTCTTCTTAACTACCTCTGGTTCATCTTGTTTACTTCGGTACCAATGATCGTACTCTACTTTAGAAGCTAAATAATCCGCTTGATGCAAAATATTAACAATATTAGTTCTAAATTTAGATTCTGGATTGTATGACATGAAGTAAGCTTTATTTGCTTCATCATATATACCATCGTGTAACCTAATCGCTAAGTATTCATTATGAGTTAGTTGAATACCGAATTTCTGCAGGATGTAAAGCGATCTATCCTGAATGAGCATGAAGGGTAGCTCTTTGTTAGGAGTATACTGTTCGTTAAGGTTCTTCTGCCTCCATTGATCAGTTTGACGAATATAACCCTCTTCTTCTCCATCTCCAATCTTACCTAAATCGTGAAATAAAGCAGAAAATACTAACTCCTCTTCAGTAAAGTTGATGTCAGCTCCCATCTTCATCCATAAATCTCTCGTCATGAGAGCACTCTGTACTACTCTGTTTACGTGATCTATGTAACCACCCGGAAAAGCATTGTGAAAATGAGACTTACCGGAAGCAGGAGCAAGAATCATTTTATCTTCAAGAGAGCCTATCATAGTAAGAACCTGCTCTTTTCTCTCTCCCGTTATAAACTTATCAACTATAGCAAGATGTCTTTCCCAATTCTTTTGTATTTGCTCGGCTTCCATCAGTCTTGAGTTTCTCTATTAAGTAACGTTTGAATATCAGCCGTATCATTTAAAACTCTCTCTACCATATTATAACCTTCCTCAAGTTCATTTCTACGAATATGGTAACCAATCTTTTTTACCTTAGCCTCTACTCTTTCTAATTTAGTTTGAATTGCTTCTTTTGTTTTCATATATATTTACTATATTATATTATTTTATTTATCAAGTATAATATATTAATAGTATTATATTATATATTAAAATACTAGTACCTAATAACTCTTTAAGAAAAATATGAAATTATAGAACTAAAGGCAACTAAAAATAAAAATATTTTTAAGCCAATTCATATTCTGGGTAGTATAACTTATGTACAACGTCAAGTACTTTCTGTATTTTAGCACATTTTTCGTACTCTTCCAACTCAATATAGTGGTTAATATATTCCTGTAGTGAGTTCTCTACAGTTCCATAACC